TCAGCAGCAGTGTACCTTTGAATTTCCATAGTAGTTCTCCTATTATAGCGAGTGTTAGTTTTTGTCCCCGAAGGCGACACTACTATTTAATCATATACACGGAAAATATAGGTTTGGAGAACCGAACTAACCCATAGGATCAAACTCAAAATCAGAGAAATCTATTTGCTCTGGTTCGGTTTCCCCATCAAGTTGATGTAGTATATACACCTCACCTGGTAATGCATCTACTCCTTTTAGAGGAAAATCTATAAGATTTGAAGGCAAACCAATACTTTCAAACCGATCATTGATAACCTTAGCAGCAGTATCTTTATAACTATTAGTTGCTAAAGCATAATACTCAACACACTTAGTAAATAGATCCTGCCTATCTTCTCTTACCTCTTTAGCAGTTTTTCCTTTTGACTTCACAAGTATCCTAACATTGTAGTCATCTCGTTCTGCCTCTAGAAGGTGACGAAGTAAGTCCCAAGCATATCGTTTGTTCCATGCTTTTTCTGCTGTCATAACGAGTAACTTAGTTCCTTCTTTATCAACTGCATTGTTAGCAAATTTATCTGTTGTTTCTAAGTATTCAGCAACCTCACCTTCAGTATTTTTATCTGTCATTGAGACGCCATCTTCATCCCAGTTAAGGCATGCATTAATTACCTGAGATTTTCCTTTACCGTTAGGTGGATATCTCTGATCAATACCCATCAACTCAATAATTGCTTTTACAATTTTTATGTCAGTATGATCTAGATTATTATCTTGACACACAAACATAGTTGCATGTATAAAATGTTTTACAACAGCGTTGCAACTACCATCTGTAGCATTCATATAAACACCCGCCATGGTAAGTTTAGAGTCTGGTGTTAACCAACTCCATTCATGGTCATCAACAAATTTATATTGAGCACCTAAAACTTTTGGGATGCCTATTAACTCTGCTGCTTTTTTAGAGTGTCTTCTATCAATTAAGTTACGAATTTCATTATACACAACAAAAGGGAATGGCCACTCAAAGAGGTTCCATCCCCATGCTAGAAACGAAGCTTGTATAGCACTTACATTTCCGTCTTCTTGTTGTGTTCCTCTACACTGATTTACCGTAGTGTATAGGTGTCTTAATAATTCTAGTGAAAAACCAACAAATTTTAATAAAGGAAAACCTTTTAAAGGATCTTCTGCTTTAGTAAGAGTTGCTTTTGCTTTCTGCAGAATATCAGGGTCTGCAAACCCTACGCATTTACGTGCTGCCATTTTTAAATTAATTAAATACGATTCCAGACTAAGCAAGAATCAATGTACATTATTATATAGCAAAAAAAATTATTCGTCTTTTTTCTTACCTATATTGTATTTGGATTCAAGTGTCCAGTCACCCTTCTCCTTGTAAGCAAGAACTTTGATCTGACTTAGTGGTGCTACGTCAGCAATACTTTCTTTGCTATTGATTGATACCAAACCCCAGTCACCTAGCAACTGCACTATACGGTTCCTACGTTGCACATCGTTAAGACTTAGGTTCGCTTTCTTTCCGTCCAAAGCAAACAACTCTTTGAAATGCACGATGTAGTATTTACCCTGCTTATGCAGTATGTGGCATGATTGATATAGCTTCTTTTCTTTTCTGGATGCTACTCCAATTCTTGTCAGTGTTTCTCTAACTTTTAAAAAGTCATCAGGTTCGCGTAGACCTACCTCTATCATACTCTCGGTAGTCCAAGCAACTTCCTCAGTAATCGCAGTCATCGTAGTCCTCCCATGTCATGTTTGTTACGAATATATTCAAGTTGGGTTTTGGTTAAAAGACTTACTGCGACCTTTGCCTTTTCATTACTATAACCATAGTGTTTTTTAACAAGATCCAAGTCCTCGACTTGTTCCTTCTTCAACCAAGGAGAAAACCTTTTTCGTTTTCTTAAGGTATATAGGAAGAAACTATACTGCATATCCTTGTCAAGGTTACTATACCTGTTCATTTCATTTGCAAACAGCACAGTGTCTAGATGTCCTGACAAACACCTATTGACAATGTATGGTGGATAGGATGAGATTGATTCTGGATCGTTCTCTATCAGATTATCTTTATTGTAGTTGACAGAGTTCAACCAATCCTTAAGTTCATGCTTCATTAGAATGTTCTGATAGGACCTACGACACCTGTTCTACCATTGTTGACTCGATAGATTTGTGTTCTACCATCCTTAGTTTGCACATGGACTTCTTCACCCATGATAATTGCTGATTGTGAGTTGGGAGCGAATGTAGATAATCCTCCTCTACGTGTATTGTAGAGTTGACAATATCCACTAGGCAATACTCTGACTCCGATACTTTCCATAATTAAGACAAATTAGTTCACGACGTTTTGTTTGGTCTATCATGTATGTTCCTGTAGACCGCATTGTATAAGTATGAGCAAAGTCATACTGATGCCACTCTTCAAATCTTTGAACGATATCTGGGTGGTTATTATATGATATCATAACATTACCCATTGTGTCATCCATCACATCAGCAAATCTTGCATGGTCAAAACCTTTATGCATTGCACCTTTATGACCATATAGATTATCTTTGATATTGTATGGAGGATCAACATAGATGAATGTATTATCATCACACTTAATCTCACCACGTGCTAGACAATCATCTACCAGAACAGCATAGTCCTCATTGGTAATCTTCCAGTTCTTTATCAACCGAGAATAGTGTTTGAGATTCTCGATACCTTTTGCGGAGAAGTTGGAATCACTTGCTTGTGGAGAGAAGGACGAACTCTCAGTGAGACCAGAGAAACTACACTTATTAATAATATAAAAAGCAACTGCTCTGTCCTTATACGAAAGATCCTTTTCATTTACTTTCTCCTTTGCATCTAAAAATAATTGTTTAGCAGAACCGTGATCTGAATATCTTTGCTTTAGTTGTATAAGTTCTTTATACAGATAATCACCATCATCTCTCAATGCTAACCAGAAGAGATATAAAGGTTCGTATAGATCATTGACCCAGATAGACAAATTAGGATAACGTTTTGTCATCTCAATTGCCATACTACCACCACCTAAGAATGGTTCACGATACTCCGTGATCTCAGCGGGTAACCACTGACATAACTTAGGGACTGCTCTTGACTTACCGCCAGGATATCGTAGTGGTGTTTTCATTCTTCTACTGACTCTAGTTCTTCTATACAATCTACTGGCACTTCATTGCCATCTATACTATACCAGTGCTGTGGTATACCAATACTATCTTTTCTAACACCTAGGTATTTAAGTGTATCACCATTGAATGTATGCTCACGTAACATCGCTTGCAATCTCCAATGTATTAGTTCAGACTTCTTCATCTACCTCTAACCAAATAATATAATCATCAGGATCTAACTCAGTAAGATCTATTTGATCTCGACCAAAATCACCTGTTGGAGGTGGGATCAAAGGTTCGTATAATCCTCTAGGAGTAGTAGGAGCATCAGGAATAAGAACTTCCAGTGCTGTGTCAAACCATCTATTCATAGACCTTGCCATAGCACGATATGACGTGCCAACATAGATTTGTCCTGCTACAACTGCTACAGTTGCAGTTCCCCAGAATGCATAATACCATCTGGATTTTACTTGTGCTCTCACACGATCACGTTTACTCATTTTCATCTTTACTTTTCCTTTTTTTCTTTTTGTTTAGTCTTGCCTGTCTTGTATTTTTATAGTCAACCCAGAGTAGATCATTCTTTTTTTTCTCTTCCTCTAGAGTTTTCTTTTTTGCTTCGCGAAGACGAGGGTTCATTGCCTTCTTGTGTGCCTTCCAATTGTAACCATTTTTATATCGGTTTTCCATTGGAAGTTTAGTTACAGTTGGTTCAATCTCAACCTCTTCTGAATGAGAGAAATAAAACCAAGAACATGTATCACCCGCAAATTCCCAAGTGTAGTAGTAATCATTCTTTGTATCTACATGAAGTTTGATACCACTTTTTTGAAAGAAGTCTGGCATTTCATTACGACCTACATGAT